TTATCGCGCGCCGTTTCTGCATCATCTACATCGGATAAATCATTGCTAATTTGTAAATACCGGGAATCGGCGAAGTCAACGCTTATTCCCTCAACGCTTGCGCTCGTTCCACCTCCTGAGCCTCCAGTACCGGCGGAGTTTTGTGCGTTGATAATCGTGGTAAATGTATCGCTTCCGGTTTCAATATCTATTTCGAAAAAGTCCGCATCCCACCGGTTGCCTCTCCCTCTTTGCGTACCGCCTAAGAAAAAGAAGTATTTGCTATCGTGAGATAAAACTTGATAAGCCTCAAACTCTCCATATAATTCCGCTCTTAAATTACGGCGCGCCGTTCGTTGAATATTGAGAACCTCTTTAAGCCATATTTCAAAAAAGTTACTATTGCTCGAACCGCCCACAAAATCCCATTCACTTGTCAAAGTATCGGCCGTACTTACATCAGTAACTAATAACGCCGAACGTGAGTAATCTAATGGCCCATCTCCAAAGTAAACTCCAGGATAAGATAAAAGAGCCGAGTAATTACCACTTTGCTCTAACTCATATAAATACGAATCTCCGTTGGCCGTTGATGGATCTTTAAGAACAACCAAAGTATCTTGCCAAAAGTTAGTCGGAGATGCATAAACAGAATACTCTGTAACTGGAGAACCTTCCTCCTCAATAGGTTGGCCGGATATTGTTCTCGATGGCATTACGCTTGCCATTGCGTAAAATTCAACATCGCCATCAGCGTCATTTGGTATTTGCGACGTTATTACATTAAAATCATAGAACCAAGAAAACACATTAACCGGAACGATTTCACTAGAAACCATCTGTTCTCTATTGCTAACTCTGTAAACGTTTTGAGTTGTACCGCTTTTAGTGCCTAAATTAACCGGAGTTCCGTCTGGCTCTTCCGATAGTTGATAGTATAAAGTATTTGAACCGGTTTCTACCGTACCTGATACATCAATTAAATAATACTCTGTATTCTCATCAGTACCGGTTGAAAAATTAGGATCAACCCTTACAATATCTCCGTGTTCAAAATCTGCACTTACAAGTCTAATTTTGTTATTCGCCGTATCAATCTCTGCCGGCGCAAGGCCTGCCTTACTCGTTGTTATATCGGAATACTCTTGCCAATCTCCAATATCTCCATTCCAATAATACTGTCCGGCCTTTAGTAAATAGGATGCTTGAGGCAATACATCCATAACAAAAGAATAGCCTCGACTTAAAAAAGCATACGCCCTTCCGGAAATTTCTACAATCTCATCTCCAGATGATGCAAATTTAGCACTATACTCCGCACTAGGTAATCCCGGATCGGTTGAATTGGTTATCCTTGATGTATTGACTAGGGTTTGCGTTGTACCGCTTCTATGCTCAAATGTTATACTCGCCTTTTTAACGGCCGGATTGATTTTGTTACCACTAAAGGGAAGGACATACAAATCCGTTGAGTCGACCGAAATGGTTAAATCCTCCGTTGAGGAAGCCGGAGAGTTCGGCGCGCCGGCTGAATCATAGGAGTATCTTTTTACACTTGCAGGATTGTCTAGTGCCGATATATGAAACAAGTGCCAAGCATTGTTCGACTGTCTTAAAATTAAATTGTAGTTGCGACATATCCTATCAATTACCTCATACTGTGAGATAGTTGTATCGCCCTGCTCTGTACTCGAGCCGTAATTACGGAATGCGTAAGTATCATTATATACATTGTTGAGAAAATCATCGCTTGTATCGGATTGATTGTTTTCTACCCAATTCGTATAAGTGTATATATCTAATCCAAAATCCAACTCATTTAATGCGCCGGCTAGAGTAACAATTATCTTTTCATCGTTCTCCTCTAATGGATATTCAACGCCTTTGAGATAGGATAAATCCTTAGCTATAATCCTGCCGGGAAAGGGATAATCTCCCTCGTCATATTCGAGTAAATCATTGAGTACTTTCCCCTGCCATACAACCGAGCCGTCTATTTTCTTTTGTAATATATACTCATCCTCATCTGCGCCAAATATCTCCTCTAACAAGTCCAATTCATCCTGCCCTTGTACGTGGATAATCATATCCAATTGAGAGCCTTGTACCGGATTCTCGAAAGGATTACGAGGATTTATCTTGTTATAGGTATGCTCAAAATAGTTATCCGCACCCTCTAGTTGCTCGCTTGCGCCGGAGTACCCATTTTTTAGTAATTCTATCCGGTAGGTAACATCAGAACTCCCCGAAAGTTCCTTTGCCTCAATGTATTTGTATAATCCGTAACTCATCGACCTATCACTTGATTGGCTCTTTCTAGGCTTAATACTAGATCGCTTCCTTTGACTCTAAAATCTCCGCTTAATTGCATATTATTATTATTGATTGATCCCACTACTGCTCCGGCACTTGCTACCGCTCCGCTTGTTATGGAGGATGTTTTACCAAATCCAAGCGCTCCGAATAATCCGCCGGTAATTTTTCCGCCTCCAGTTCCTCCGGTTAGTAGCAACTGAATCCCAAGTTGTAAAGCCGAACTCAATAGTAATCGGCCAATGTTACGGAGTACATCTTGTAGCTTCTCACCTTGAACAACAATGTTGGCCATCCCTTGACCGAAAGAGTTAACGAAGTTGTTAGCTAAAGAATTTACGAAATCGAGGCCGGCGCTTAGGTTTCCGGTTTCTCCGGTTAAAGAGTTCATTTGTTCTTTTAGAATGAGTATCTGCTCTCCAAATGCTTGATACTTGGCCGGATCGCTTGTCAAGGATTGAAGCGTCAACAACTGTTGCATTTGTTGGTTGAGTTGAGCCATTGAGCCTAATTCAGCAACCGGAGTCATATCAATGGTTATCGGATTCTCATTGATTATTCTGTCTATCTCCTCAAAATCAACATCAAAAATAACATCCTCGCCAACGGTTACCGGTATCGTAGGCTTGACATTGGCTAATGCGTTGTTTACCTCTGTCGTATCAACGCCCTCTTTTAGTGCTTTGCTTACATCAGTAACAACCGTTTTTAATGCGTTGTACGTTTCTTTTACTACATCCAGGCCATCCGCTATGGGAGTAAATGCATCGGTTTGCTCTTTGGTATCGGCTTTGAACTTATTTAAAGTACCGGTTATTTGAGTGAATGTACTTCCTACTCCAAAAGGTAAAGATGAGAGAGCGCCAGTCATACGGATTAAATCGTCAATAACTCCGTTGACTAGCTTAGCGAATATCAATTTAAACCCACCCACAACCGAACCGGCTTGTCCGAATGCGTTTGCAAAGACATATCCAATACCACTCACAATGGCAATCGTACCTATTACCGGCAAAGAAATGGCCGTAATCGCTTTTACTAGCAACCCAATAGCTAACAATACCGGCCCACCTGCTCCTAACACCCCTGCAAGGCTTATCAATCTCCTTTTGACATCATCATCTAAATTTTTAAATACATTCGTGATAGTATTTATTTTACTTGTAAGCTCTGGTATAAGTACATCTAAATTAAAGACTCTCGCAATTTCATTCCCAAGCTCTCCCAATGCTAAAGCAACATTGTCTTTAAGCGTAGAGAATAAACCGGCTATCGTTTGAGATTGCGCCTTTGTAGCACCGGCAAATTTACCTCCCTCTTGCGTAGATTGAGCAATGGCCTCTTGTAGTATCTGAAATGATATTTTGCCCTGCTCTGCTAGAGTAAAGACTTCACTCCGAGCAACACCCATCGAGTTGGCTAGTAAATCAACGGCCGGAACACCTTGATTGATAAATTGGCGTATATCTCTCGTAAATAATTTACCTTCTGCCGACGATTGTCCGAATGCGATTGCTATACTTTGAAGGTCTGCTCCGGTTGCGCTTGATACATCCCCTAATTGCTGAAGTGAGGTAAACGCCTCATCAGAGCTTAATCCAAAACCTAAAAGAGTGTTGTTAGCTTTTACTAAATCCTGGAGTTGGAACGGAGTACCGGCAGAAAACTGTTGTAAGCGCTGAAATTGCTCCGCTCCGGCCTCCGCACTACCGGTTAGTGTTTTTAATCGAACTTCTAATTGCTCGAAGTCTGAAGCCGTTTTTAACGCGACACCACCCAATCCAACCAATGGCAGAGTTACGGCGCTTGATAAGCCAGTACCCAAAGAGGTTGCCGTATCTCCGAATCCTTTGAGAGTAGCTTTAGCCCTTCCAATGTTCTTTTGGAGTTGCTTTATATCCGCGCTAATTCGTACCGCTAAATCTGCTACCATCTCGATTCATTTGTCGCATCAGTCGATGCAGTTTCCATTTTTCCTTTTGAGATATTTCCGTTCGCTTTGGCTCTAATGGAAGTATCTTTTCGGGAGTTAGTTTTTTTCTAGCCTTGCCCTCAAGTCCGCTATACATCGAAACCAGGTATGCGTTCATCCGCATAACCTCGTAATCGTGCTTTTGATTCTCACCGAAGGCCTCCGCCATACAGTTGAAATCAAATAGAGTTGTTTGTCGTAACTCCGAAGGCTTTAATCCCATTCTATACCCCAAGACGAACAAGTCGCGGAGCAATAATGGCTCTACCCCTTCGGAGCGTTGATGTTTCCCACCGACTCACGAACCAACTCGAATACATCATTTAAAAGAGCAAAGTCCATTCCACCAATCTCCTCATCCGTTAACTCCGTTCCACCCGAAGCGGAAAGAGCCTTGATAAAAATCTTGATGTTAGAAACTTTATTCAGAGCCTTGTCGATTCCGTTTAAATCAACTCCGGCCTCCTCCGTAAATGTTTCGAGCGCGTTCAAATCGAATTTAAAAACAACGTCTTTGTTTGCGATCTTGAGGCTTTTACTACCTTTCATATTATGAGATGGTTACTTTCTTCAACTCGCCAGTTCCGGTGAATGTACCGCTAATGGTAGCTACATCCTCATTCGGAGCGCCGATTGATACCGAAGTCATACGAGCATCGCCATAATATGCAACGCCGGCATCCGGTAGAAAGCGAACCGCAACCAAAGTTTGAGCCGTTAAATAGCCGGCTAGTTCTTGAACGTTCCCGGTTGAATAGTCAAAAGTAGCTAAACCATCAACGTCAATACTCCAAGACTTTTGTCCGGCGATGTTTTCAGCCCATCCGGCAGAGCCTTTGGTTGAAGCATCAGGAGCATCCATCTCAATGTTTAGGGTTGCATCAGTAGTTGAAGCAATCGCACTACCTTGCGCGTTTACTAAAACAAGTGTTCCATTAATTGCCATTTTTCTAAGTGTTTTATTATTGGTTAATTGTAAATATACGTAAAAATCGTGAGATTACCTTTCCTCAATCTTATGTCGGAAGCGTATTTCCCTAATCCAATAGGTGTACGTTTCCGTAAATTCCTTTCTGAAAATATCATTGTCTACTACCGTATAAACGACATCAAAGTTGCTCATACCAAATACATCCGTTCTATCTCGCAAGGTTTGTTTGATAGTGTTTACAATCGCGTTGATATATGTCCGAGTACCCGAATCTAGCGCGTATCTGTCCACCACCGACATAGAAAATGTTGCCTCATCCATAAACTCGGATTTTGTGCTTGAGTCCGTAAGCGTAGTATCTCCGAACTGTACGTGCGGATAAGTAGCATCGGCCGGCGCTTCATCATATACATTGACTGCAAGCGCATCGGTTAGGAGCGTGTAATATGCTTGTTGGAGTTCTGTGGTTGGATCTTTAGCCATTTTCTATGAGTTTAATTTCAAAATCTACTGTCATTGGCCCGGTATTCGATTTTAGTTTACCTAAAAACCCGAAATCGGTTTCCTCCTCGAACTTGAGCGGAGTTCTATATTCTACCGTATAATTTCCGGTTGCCGAATTAATTTCCGTTACTAAAGTCATTGCATTGTACGGCGCGGAGGTATTCAATACACCCTCACGTTTGAACATCAGAATATCAGCCTCTTTGTCGCTTTCTACTGAGTAAGATATTTTTGATACATAAGCCGTGTAACCAGTCGGTACGGTATAAACTCCGATTTGTGATTGCGCTCTTGGGAATCCGTTATTTTCAATTTTGCTCCATACGTTGCCTGCTCCACTCTCTTGGATGGTTATATCGCCTTGATGGCTTCCGACGCTTTGTGAGGCATATACGCCACTACTAGCAACATACCAACGATAAAGACGAATGAGAGAGTCAGGTAATGCAACCGGAGTCGTTCCGTCTAACTCTACCACATCAGATACCACTACTAGAGAACCGGATTGCACTTGTAAACCTTCATAATAAATAGTCCTCGCTCCTGCACCGCTTGCGTTATCATCCACATCCGTACTCACTACCTCGAGCGCCGTGTTAGTTGTTGGCGTTCGGTAAAACCCACTCAAACAAATAGGTACAAAACTAGAGGAAACCGCACTATTACGCCCGAACTTTTGTATTACCGAATGTCCTGGAACTTCTCCCTTTGCCACATCCAATGGGAAATCTGAAACTCTCTTGTAATAATCTCGATGGGAGTTATAGACATAATCCGCCCGGTTGATAAATGTATTATCCTCCTTGAGCATCCTTCCGGTTTCTTTATGCATCTTATTTAATGCCACGTAACACCTTTTTTAATCGTTTAAGAAGTTGAGGTTGCTCCGCAAAGAATGCCGGAAATAAAAACGGTTGTGCTTTTATACCTTTATGTAAAATAGACATCATAATAGGATATACGGCCTCCTCCGGAATGCGCTTTCTCTTTGCCCATACTTTTATGTTCTTTTCAAAGTCCTCAAAAGAGCCTCCCTTCCTCCCTTTAAATTGCATCGCATAGCTTTCTAATCCGGGAGGTATCTCAACCTTTGACTTTGTACCAAATTCCACATACGGAGCATATTTTACATCGGTAAATACCTCACGAGATAATTGCGAGCCTCTTACATCGATAGAAGTCTTTAGCCTATTATTTGCTCCGGTTGGCGCTTTTCTCTTGGCATCTCTTTCGATGTTACGCGCCGAACGCT